TGTGAGTTCGCGGTGGTCTTGGTAGAGTACCGCGGAGCAAGGCCGGTGAACCGCTCTGGGTTCACGAACTGGTTGCCGTAGATCAGGGTCGAGGCGACCTGTTGGGACATGCCTTCGAGGAACGCCCTAACCTCGCTTAGTCTGAAGTCAGCGGTATTGCCGTTGAGATCAGCGATGTCCTTGTCAATGACCGAGTAGGTCTCGAGGTTGCCGCAGGTATCGACGATCTGGGCGGTGGTGGACTTCGCGTTCGGCACGCCGGTGTTCAGCAAGCGCCAAGTGGCTTGCGGAAGGCCGGTGCGAACAGTGGTCTTGTGACCGGTGGGGAGGTTGCCTTCGACGACGAGCATGTCATCGAGGATTTCGTTCGTTTGGGAAAGGAGCTCGATGATCGTGGCGATCTTCAAGCGACCGTCTTCGTCATCGATTCTCTTCGCCCAGTCCGCGTACGTGATGGCAGTTGCGCCTAGGGTGGCCATTGGTGGCTACATCCTTATTGAACGGCTCGACCAGAGATCGGGCCGGATGGTCCATAGAGGGCATTGCCTGGGGACTTTGGTGGCGCCCCAGGTTCTCTCTGGCCCAACGGACTCGGCTTCCCGCCAGTCACACTTCGGCCTTCGGAGTAGGCTTCGGATACCCAGTTCATGATCTTCACAAACTCGGGCATGTTACCAAGGCCGGTGAGGTCCATTTGCTCTCGGAAGCGGGCAATGGTTTCAGCGCGGCCTTTGATGGCGTTGCCGTCGGCGTCGCGGGATAGGGCATCGTACATCTTACCCACGTTCTGACGGACGGTCTTGAGGTCCTTGAGGTCGGGATCGGCGGCGATGGCTTGGGTCCACTTGGTGTTTTGTTCGGTGATCGCGGTGGCGATCTGAGTAGCGTCGCCGTGAGAGAGCTTGGCGTAGGTGTTGATCAGGGTTTGAGCTTGGGCCTGCGTAAGACCTAGTTCCTTGAAGACAGGAAGGACGTGCTCGTTGAGGGTCGTCTCGTCGAGTTCACGATCTTTGCCGAACTCTTCGGGTAGGGTGAAGGCATCGTACTTCTCTGGAGCGCCAGTCTGCTGAGTGGGCTTATCGCCTTCATCCTTTTGGTTCAATGGGCTCGGTGAGGGCGCTGACGTACTGGTCGATGGCGTCGGACTCGTCAGCGTCGGGTTCGGCTGAGTATCCTGCGTCGTCGACGGAACGGACTCGGATGTCGCTAGTGAGGTGTCGCTCATTGGCTTCCTGAACCATTGTTACGAAGTGGTTGGGGGCGTGACGGAGAACGTCGTTAAAGAGAATGAGTCCCTGGTTCCGCTGGCCTTCGTTAAAGGCCATGATGAGAGCATCATCGGGAGGGGTGACTTGAAAGAGTCCGGCCTCACTAAGACGGTTGTGCACCCAGGCACGGCCTTGAGGAGAGACCATGAGGGCGGTGATGACCTCGGCATTGGTTCGCTCAGCGAGTCGGGCTTCGCGTTCTTTGATCTTGATATGAGCCCTGTTGGAAGCATCATACACTACTGCGCTCCTATCATTCGTTGAAGGGCGTTCTGGCCACCGCCCACATCGGTTTCAGACATCGTCTTGCCAGCGGCGGCTAGCTTCTCAGCCTGCTCAGCGCGCTGTTGGGCCTGAGCTTGCTGCTGGCGCTGCTGACGAATCTGCTGAAGCACGGCCGGGGGCCGGATCAGGCGGGGATCGTTGTTCATCAGATATGAGTACTTCTCGAGCGAATAGTCCACATCCACGTTGTCAATGGCCTCAGGGGCAACGCCCTCGACGGAGCCAACGACTTGGAACAGCCGTTCGATGCCCGAGGCCTGGGCAGCCATCTGGGCAACGAAGAGCATCGACATGAATTCGAGGGAGAGGGCACGGCCTTGGACCTCTGCGGGCGCGGGCGGGATGATCCCCGCGCGAAACATCATCGCCAGGGTGCGCTCAACTGCGGGGCCAACGCCTTCGTTGTACACCCGCGAAAGGACCGGGCCTAGCATAACGAGGGATTCGGATTTCCGCATGTCCCACTCAACTGCGGTCACGTTGGAGCGGGTCTCGTACTGCGAAGCGGTCATGAGAATGTCGTTGAAGAAGATTCGGCGGATGCGCTCGCGGACCTCGTTGAGATCTTCGGTCATCTCGGCAATCGCGGGCTTCCAGTTGCCGTAGACGGACTCGAAGCCGGGGTTGCGGGACTGCATCATGCCGGGGATGTAGGTCACCCCGCCGGGGATCAGCGAGGCCGGCTGGTTCTTCATATTCATGTCAGCGCGAAGGGGCGGGTTCACGCCCTTGTCGATGCCTTGGGCCTTGCGACGAGTTTCGTGTTGGAGTTGCTTCACATCCGGGAGAGCATCCATTCCAGGGGATCGGCCGTAGGCGTCATTCGATACGAGGTCCCACCGACATGCAATGTGAGGCTTTTCATAGTATCCGCGCTTACGTAGTATTCCCTGAGGACCCGATGCGCCCCCTTGCTGCCCACTGCTACCGCCGTACTCCCAATAGACTTCACGATACTTAAATCGTCGGTCAATGCCATAGTCGGGGGGATCGTTGGGTTCGATGACATGGCCGACGATGATCTCGCGAATGCCTTGGGAGCCGGTGGCGCGGTAGTTCTCGTAGAGGCCCTGAATTGCAGGTGAGCAGTTCTCAAGGCCGAACTCGGAGACGAGTTGGGTCACGGTGTAGACGAACTCGCGAGCGAAGACATCGGGGCGCATCTTGGCGGAGTTCTGGAGGTAGAACTCGCCTAGGCAAGGGTTGAGGCAGTTGATGACGTTGTCGAAGTCCTCGTAGATCAGCAGGACCGCGGTGCCAAAGACCACGAGATCGAAATAGAACATGGAGATGGAGGTATAGAAGTTGGATTCTTGAAACACGAGCATCAGCAGCCGCTCGACCTCGGCGAGCCAGATGGAGATCGGGGAGGTCTGGGTCGAGTCGATCCGTCCGATCTTGACCTTGAGCCAAGGGCGGTTCTGGGGGGTCACGCCAGTGGTGAAGCCGGAAGCGAGGTTGCGGGCGGCGATGGTCCCAGTGCTGTCCAATATATGCTGGTTGATCGGCGAGCCGCGGGTGGCTTGGTTGGGAGTGATGAGCCATTTGTAGCGCCGAGGGAGTTCGAAGTCGGCCAGTTCGCGCCAATGGACCCACCAAGAGTAGCGATCGACGCGCATGCCGATAAGGTAGCCTTCGGCATGACGCCTGAAGCGCTGGTCGCTGCCTTCTCCTCGGCCGGAGGTGTATTGCATCAGCGCTTAGTGCCCTTGTGTGGGGGACGAGGGGGCTTGGGCTGGGAAGGGTCTTCGAACTTGCCCATGGAGTGCATCTCCGCAAGTGCCATAAGGAGGTTTGTGTCAGAGGGCTTCTCTACGGCGGGAGAGGTAGGCATGCCGGCGGTGGGGGAGAAAGGGACTACGGCCATGGCCTAGGCTCCGAGGAGGGTCTTCTGGCCGGTGTTGCTCGGGTTACCACACCCTAGGACCGTCGTTGAGTACCCACCCTTGCGTTGGTTCTGTGGTGTCTGGGCCTGCTGTTCGCCAAACAAGGGCGGGGCATTGGGGGTCTGTGGGGCATTAGGCAGTGGGGCAGAGCCGGTCGAGCCTTGGCCGCCGCCTACGAGAGCAGCCATTGCTGGGGAGAAGCCGCTTGCGGGGCCACCGAACATCATCGAGTCCGTATGTTGCGCACTGGAGTATGCTGGCTGTTCACTAGCGGCCCAGCGGTCTCGGCAAGGACGGTGATATGTGCCGAGGAGAACTTGCCCGCGGAGGCCACATCGATCACGGAGCCGATGTCAACGATCTGCCATTGGCCCTGAAGGGGCATGTAAACTGGGCGGGTGAGTTGAATGCGGTCGGTCATGCGGCTTCCATGTGCTTGGGGTCGTATGGATCATATTCTGACTGGATTAGGGGCTTCGGTGGTGGCCACTCGCCCCCGGCATGAGCGTGCTTGGCGAGCGGGAGCGCGTGGGTGAGCACAAGGGCATCGAGGTCGTCAGGGGATTCCTTCCCCTCGCGCATCATGACCTCTTTGCTGGTCAGGATGATCTCGTCCTTGGTGTTGAAGGTATAGGTGATCGAGAGGAATTGCTGCCGCAGGTCGGGGTCGTTGGGGATCGCACCGGTCTTGAGCCATGCGCGAGTGGCGATGTACATCTCCGCGCGCTTATTCGCGGCCTTCTCACCGACGGTACCGGTGGCGTAGCCAGTGCCGGTGGGCGAGCCGCCGAATTGGATTTCGTAGCAATGGAGGTGGAGGTTGCGGACGTTGTCCACCACGCCGCCGCCAACGCCACCGCCGTCGATGAAGATGCCGTCGGGACGGAGGGCCTCGAAGGTGGCGAATATCTTCTGGGCGAGATCGACGGTGTTGAGGCCTTGGTACTTCTGCCGGGGGATGCTTCGCGCATCGCGGCCCTTGCGCGGGTAGAGGCAGGAATGGTTCTTGCCATAGCGAGCTACGTCTACGCCAAGGGCAAGCGGTGCAAATGGATCGGGTTCGACCTCGCGAAGCATGGCGGCGTCTACGTCGGTGGCCGAGAAGAACTCCATCTCGCCCTGGCGAGGGAACTCGCCCTTGACGCGAATGCGGAAGAAGTCGCTGTCGTCACCGTAGTCATCGGCCCACTGGGCGATTTGGGTTTTGTTCGTGAAGCGGACGGTGCGAGAATCGACTTGCTTGCGCCACCATTGCTTGGCGAACCGACCCCAGCATTCACGGAAGCGGCCAGTGTTGCGGGTGGGATTGCCGAAGACGCACCAGAGGATTTGGGTATCGGCGTCGGTCATGGCGCCCTCAGCGACTTCCCAAATCTTATCGGGGATAGCAGAGCCTTCGTCAAAGACGAGGAGCAGCCGGCGGCCCTTGTTATGCAGGCCCTGGAAAGCCTCGGTGTTCTTCTCGCTCCAAGGGATCATGTCAATGCGCCAAGTCCGCTCTCGCTCGGGCTGGAACAAGGCGGTGGCGGTGAGCTTGAACATTTCCTTGCCAATGAAGAGCCGATGCCACTTACCGAGCTCGGACCATGTCTTGGTCTTTAGCTGGTTCTCGGTGTTGGCAGTAACGACGCCCTTGGTATCGGGCAGGGTAGACATGGCCCAGAGGATGATCCAGGCAACGCAAGCGGACTTGCCAATGCCATGGCCCGAAGCCACCGCGGTGCGGATGGCGGAGTCGATCGTAATGAGACCATCGCGGATCTTGCATAAGAGTTCGATCTGCCACTCCTCGGGCCCAGGCTCGTGTTCGAGGATGGTACTCTCTTCGCCCCAAGGGAACGCTCCGAGGACGAAGGCGTAGGGGTCCTTCGAGACCGAGCCGAGCCATTCGACGAGCTTGGGGGTCATGCAGCCACCAACCGCCTTCGCGGTATCTGCCCCCGCTCCGGAGAGTGCGAAGGCAACGACGCCCGGCCTTGCACTCTCCGGTCTGCGGGATCAGCGAGGGCCGCAGGAACGAGGTCGATGGTGGGGCCACTGTGGGATAGGGGCGAGATGGCAGTGGCCCCACCATGCTCAAGCACAGCGGACTGTGAGGACACCGTGCCTGAAGGGGAATCGAGGGCGATGCTAGAGCGCTTGATCGCGCGGTCGAGTTGTGCGGCGAAGTCGATGTTGACGTTGACCTGGGTGGCGCGTTTGCCGTAGCCAGTGCGATCTGCGGCATCGCGGGCGATCGGAAGGAGGCGGGACAAGGGGATCGCTTCACCGGCTTCATCGGCCGCGTCTAGCTGGTCCGCGATCATCCGCTCGGCCTTGAGGCCATTGGAGAGGATCAGTTCGTAGTAATCGTCGCGAGAGGCGTAGAAGGCCGCGTTCTCCTCCGAGCGATAGAGGCTGACTAGCTCCGCCATCGCGGGGTCCGTTGCAAGGGTGGCGATGCGCTGATACGAGTACCCCGTCCGCTCTGCCACCTGCGCATACCGCAGCCCAGCCGCCAGCAGTCTCGCGATCCGGTGATGCGAGTCACGAAGCTTGGCAACTGCGGCGGACTTCGCCGGGCGCATGGTGGCGACCTCGTCTACGGTTAGCTCGCGAACTGCGAGGATTTGCGGAGTGCCTTGCGGGCGGCCTGCTCCGAGTCTCATAAGGCCCTCCTAGGAATGCTCGAGATAGCCTTCGGTGGAGCCTCTTGTCTTATAATATCGAGTACGTCGGTCATATCCATCCGTGTTCGATGCACTCGGTTATACTTTGGATTCAGCTTTCCAATCCATTCCTTTTCGATCCGTTCCATATCCGAGATAGCACAGGCCATGATCCAAACCTTATCAAAGATCATTGCTCGCATTTTGTTGAACGGCCGCTTGCCCTGTCTCACGCGCTCAAGCGTTGATCGGTGCGCGTATAGCCTCTTCCATAGCTGCTTCGACTTGCCAATATACACCACCTCGTCACCACTGACAAGGGCGTATATGCCAGAGCCGATTAGCTTCGAATAATCTGAGAATCCCATAAGTCTGTGTACCATGGCGCGGGGTCCTTGTTGATACTCCGCGTCCATTGTCTCATGATAGTCTTTCTAGGCTACGATGTCAAGCACTATCTACATGGTAGATTGGTACCGATAGGGTCCCCTTTTGATATGGGCCAAAAGCCCATTGCACAATATGGCGAACACCTCTGCCCCCGATCGCGAAGCCGGTTTTTGGCCCCGGGGGTGGGCGGTGTGGCAGATGGGCAACAGGGTGTGGCGATTGGGCCACAGTGAACACAACGGCAACGCAGCATGGCACAGGGCTTGCACTCGCGCGTGCCTATAGTTGGCGCGGGAAGGCATGCAGGAAACGCATGGCAGCTATGCAAAATCAGCGATTGATTGTGCACCGCAACATGTGGGATGCTCGGGTCGTCGATGGGGCGGGCCATATAGGCACCGCAGGTTCACCGGCTAGTCCGGCGGGGACACGCAAGCCTTGCCATGCAACTACGCCGCGCCGCGTCCAAGCCCGTGCGATGGGTGGTGACGAGCTTAGGTCGGATTGCCAATAAGGCAGGCTTAGGAGGGCCTGCTCAATGGGCAATACCTGCCCCATAGCGAGCGCAGGCTATAACATGCGCAGGAGTGACGACAATGGCAGTTCTTCCCGACCTCACGAGCATGAGCCACGACCAGCTTCGCGCCCTGGTGATGCAGATGCATTCCAAGGTCGATAGCAACGGGCTTAAGGTTACAGAGAAGGGCGCGGTCAGCATGTACGGCCTTGGCCGGTTTCCGGTCACGCTGTACTACAGCCAATGGGTGAAGCTGATCGAACGGGTGGATGGGCTGAAGGCGTTCCTTGAGGCCAACAAGTCCAAGCTCTCGATCAAGACCACCACCGAGTGAACCAATAGGGTAGCCGGTTCGCTGGCTGCCTCAATGGGTTCATAGGAGGCAATCATGCGCAGCTATCGCAAACCGATAGGCATGTCCTATCGCCGCTGGTCCGCCATCCGCCACTCTCGCCTGCGTTGGTGGTGGTTCAGGCTCTGGCATCGCTAAGCCATAGTCCCTATATCTCTAAGGCGCTAAGTACAAAAGGGTGGCATTCCCCCATTCGGGGGACATAGGCATATAGGAATATGATTTTTTTTTTTTTTTTT